CAAGGGTAATGTTATTGTCAATGAGGCAGTGCTGGATACGATTAATATGCCAGAGGCTAAGATGTTCTCCCGTTACTTCCTACTACAGAAACGTACCGGCCTACTGAAGGCGTGGATACAGGCATGTAGTGAGCAGGAACGAGTACATGGCAGGGTCATGACACTGAAGACCATCACCGGCAGGATGGCACATCATGGGCCTAACATGGCACAGGTTCCAGCAGTATACAGCCCCTATGGAAAGGAGTGCAGGGAACTGTGGACAGTATCAAACACTGACACCCATCAGCTTGTAGGTACTGATGCCAGTGGTCTTGAACTTAGATGTCTTGCTCACTACATGAACGATGCTAAGTTTACCAATGAAGTACTGACAGGTGATGTACATACAGCCAACATGAAGGCAGCAGGTTTAAGTAATCGTGACCAAGCCAAAACATTCATATACGCATTTTTATATGGGGCCGGTCCTGCCAAGATAGGTAGCGTTGTTGGTGGCTCTGCCAGTGATGGACGTAATCTTATTGCTAAGTTTCTGAAGAACATGCCAGCACTTAATAAGTTACGTAAAGACATAGGTGCAGTGGCAGCATCAGGAACTATACGAGGTCTTGATGGACGTATGTTACACATCAGGCACGAACATGCTGCACTTAATACGCTACTTCAAGGAGCAGGTGCAGTGGTCTGTAAGCGTTGGCTTGTTGAGATGGACAGAATGATCTGGGAGCATGGCCTTGACGCCAAGCTTGTTGCCTCAGTACACGATGAGTATCAGTTTGAGGTAGCCAAGCCAGACATAGAAAGCTTTACCAAAATAACAAAGGAGGCAATGTATACAACACAGAAAATATTGAACTTTAAATGTGACCTTGACTCAGACTTCAAGGTTGGAAACAATTGGGCAGAGACACATTAATATGTTGACACCTGTATATTCTATGTGCTATAATGCACTTGTTGTTTAGTTAGTAGTAGACGACCTATCAGGGAATGATCCCTAACATGGCTGCAATAGAGCAGCACCACAAGGAGACTATTTATGAACGATCCTATTTACATTACTGGTAAGTGCCACTATGCTTCTATCACTGAGCCGAACACCAAGTTCGATCCAGTGTGGAGCATTCAGATTGAGGTAGACGATGTGAATCGTCCTGTTATCGAAGGAGCCAATCTTCCTATCTCTAATAAGGAAGACGAACGTGGTGACTTTGTTACTATTAAGCGTAAGGTTATGCGAAAAGATGGTACGGAGCGTCAAGCTCCTATCGTAAAAGACTCACAGAATAACCTGTGGGATGGAAAGAAAATTGCTAATGGTAGCTTGGTAAATGTAAAGGCTATTCCTTTTGATTGGAACTATGCTGGTAAGTCTGGTATATCCTCTGATCTTGCAGCCGTACAGGTAGTAGATTTCATTGAGTACTTGGACGGTACTGAGGACTTTGCACCTGTTGATGGTGGATATGTTCAGGAGACTGTGGCGGAGACTGAATCAGAAGCCGTCCCGTTCTAATATAACATAGGAGGTATAGGGGAGTGCTGCTTAATTAGGCGGCACTCCCTGTTTATATCATGAAACAAGTTGAAACATTAGTAGAAGATATTTATAATTTATTTAACCTTACACCTATTGATATGTCTGAGGCAGAGGTAGATAAACATATTGATACCTTTGGCGAGATGCTCAAGGTACACCTTAAAAGTTTTCTCTATGAAGTACCAAGAGATCGTGGCAACCTGCGTCTATCAGCCATTGGTAAGCCTGACAGGAAGCTTTGGTACGATGTTAACAAGAAGCTAACACCAGAGACGCTGCCACCATCAACAAGGATTAAGTTTCTTTACGGATATATTTTGGAGGAACTCCTTCTGTTCTGCGCTACTGTGGCAGGACATACGGTCACAGATCAGCAAAGGGAAGTTGTTCTGGAGGGGGTGGTTGGTCATCAGGATTCCATCATCGACGGTGTTCTTGTTGATGTGAAGTCTGCCAGTGGTATGGGCTTTGATAAGTTTAAACATAACAAGCTAACAGAAGATGATCCGTTTGGTTATGTGGCGCAGGTATCAGCCTATGCAATGGCTAATGGTCTGGATCGTGCAGCCTTCCTTGCCATTAACAAATCCACTGGTGAGATATGTCTATCACAACTTCACAGTATGGATATGATCAATGCTAAAGAAAGAATTAAACATCTTAAAAAGGTGGTCGCTAACAGTAGCGTACCTGATAAGTGCTATTCCGATTTACCTGATGGTAAGTCTGGGAACCGTAAGCTTGCTGTTGGTTGTGTTTATTGCGAACATAAGAGAGATTGTTGGGTTGATGCTAATGGGGGTACTGGTCTACGTGCGTTCAAGTATTCGCAGGGTAGGCGGTATCTTACGCAGGTAGCGAAGCAGCCTGACGTACCGGAAGTATCTGTCTAAGTGTCCAAGAAACATCACTGGGTTGGCGAGGTAGACCCTGATACATATTATGGTTTTGTTTACCTGATAACAAACACTGTCACTGACAGGAAATATATTGGTAGGAAATTCTACCATGCCTATAAGAAAAGAAAACGATTTAAAGAATCTAACTGGAGAGTGTACGCAGGATCGTGCAAGCCACTTAAAGAAGACATGCAGCGTATGGGTAAAGATAAGTTTACCTTTGAGATTATCTGTAACTATAAAACAAGGGGTGGTGTGGTGAGCGGTGAGGTACATTTCCAGACAGACAATGATGTACTCTCACCGGAACTGCTGCCCTGTGGTGAGCGACTGTACTACAACGGGCAAATAGGTTCTGTAAAGTTTGTCACTCCTGAGTTTCTTAGTGCTGAACATCGTGCGAAGATAAGTGCTGCTAATACAGGCAAGACACTTAGTGCTGAACATCGTGCGAAGATAGGTGCTGCTGGTATAGGCAGGACACATAATGCTGAAACCCGTGCGAAGATGAGTGCTGCTGTAGCGGGAGAAAAACATTCTCAATATAAAGGACCATATATCATAACATTTAAAGATGGTCACACTGAAGAATGGATAAAGTTAAAGAACATAGATGGATACAATAGCAGTCATTTATATCAAGTTCTAAGTGGACATAAAAAATCTCATTGGGACATAGTAAAAATAGAAAGGATAGGGTCTGATGATTGATGAAGAAGAACAGGTAACTTTGTACGATCTTACAGACAAGAACCCTGATAAAACTTTATACCTTGCTATTGTAGTCCAATCTCTGTTAGACTTATCCAAACCAAAGGAGCCGGAAGAAACACTGGAGACAGTGCTACAACGTGATCAGGCAAGTGCATGGGTCTTCTGTTCAGTAGGAGTTACCTGTGAGAACTTTGAAATAACATGTGAACTTGCTGGGCTTGAACCACAAATCGTCAGAACTTTTGCAATCAAAACTGTTACATCGGAGAACATACATGAACTCAGACGAAAACTCAGTAGCCTCATATGACGAAGCAAGCTATCCAGAAACTGTATATGAAAGCGCAAGAGGATATTATATAAGACGTATGAAAGAAAACAAAGCACTTGATAAACAGGTTGGTGGTCAACACTACAAAGATTGTGGTATACAACCAGTAGAATATATCCATGCAAATAATCTTGACTACTTTGAGGGTAATGTGATAAAATACATTACCCGTCATCGTACCAAGGGAGAGGGTAGAAAAGATATAGAGAAAGCAATCCACTACGCACAGTTGATATTAGAATTAGAATACAGAGAGAAGGGGGAATAACATGCCACAGTTTAGGTCAAACGAAAATCCTATGTTTCGTTCAAAGTTTAGCGAAGATATTTTTAAGCATAAGTATGCACACCACGGTTGTGAGACATGGGACTCACTGGCATCAGTCCTTGTTGAGGACGTGTGCCAAGACCTTATGACAGAGGACGAGAAGGATCACCTAAAGCGTCTGATCACAGACCTCAAGTTTATTCCCGGTGGACGTTACCTGTACTATGCTGGGCGTCCTAACAAGTTCTTTAATAATTGTTACCTTCTCAAAGCAGAGGAGGATACCAGAGAAGATTGGGCAGACATCTCTTGGAAGTCTGAGTCCTGCCTGATGACAGGTGGTGGTATTGGTATTGACTACTCTGTGTATCGTGAGGAGGGACGTATCCTTAATGGTACTGGTGGCCTGTCCTCTGGTCCTATTCCTAAGATGCTCATGGTCAACGAAATTGGCCGCAGGGTCATGCAGGGTGGTAGTCGCAGGTCTGCTATCTATGCCAGCCTTAACTGGAAGCACCCTGATGTTAATAAGTTTCTTTCCTCAAAGAACTGGTATGATATGCCGGTAGGTACAACAGGGTTCTCTATTGGTCAGGTAAAGGAACAAGACTTTAACTTTATCGCACCCCTTGATATGACTAATGTAAGTGTGAACTATGACACGGAGTGGTTACTTAACTATTGGAAGACAGGAGATACAGGAGATGTTTTCAAAACGAATGTTAGACAAGCACTATCAACGGCAGAACCGGGCTTCTCGTTTAACTTCTTTGACAAGGAAAATGAAACCCTTCGTAATGCTTGCACGGAGGTTACATCTGAAGATGATTCTGATGTTTGTAATCTCGGCTCTGTTAACATGGGGCGTATTGACAATCTGTCAGAATTTGCT